AGTTACATACTGACCTTTTTTGACAGGGCTGCCATCAGGATAAAACTGTGTTCCATATCCAATAGTATATGGATCACCTCCAGTATCTGGATCACAATATGCTTTTTCATTAAAACCTTCAAAGGTTTTGATAATTAATAAAGCTTCTGTGTATGGATACATTGATAGCCTACATATGCCATCAGTTTACATTATTTTCCTTGTCCTCGGCGCATTTTTTTAGTGCCTTTCTGCACTGAATGTTTTCCTTGTCCTTGCCTAGTTTTTTTAGGTTTTCCTGCAACAAACTTACCGTCTTTAATCATTGTCGTACGATATCTCACATAATATACTAAACAAAAAAATTTTTAATTGTCGATAATATTCTTGTTGTTCTGGGTCTCCACCAGGCCAATACTTTAATGCATCACAAACTGCTTGATATAAATGACGTACATCTTCAGTTGACAACTCAAGTTGTACGCTTACCATTAGCTTTGCCCCATGGGCCTTTCGTCCATGTCATGCCTTAAATGAAATTCGCCTAGTGCAAACATTGCTTGTTCTTTTTGTAAATCTGTTGTCTTAGGGTTTGCAATAACTTCCATGTATTTACCCGCAATTTTATTGTATTCATCTTGAGGGAGTCTTTTTTTTGGCAAACGTTCAATAACCATTACCACTTCACCTTATGTGACCAATACCTTGCACTCATTTTACTTGGCTTGCTATCTTGAGCATTATGTCTTGCATAGTATGACTTCTTACGTGCTTTGTCTTTGGCTGACTTCGGATTTTTGCCAGCACCTTTTACACCCTGTTGACCAAAACGAATTATCTTTTCTTTACCGCCTTCGCAAGCTTTTACGACATGCGATTTAGTTTTATGACCTGGTGTTTTTTTAGGCTTATTACAAGCCATTTTGTCTTTGCTTAATTTAGCTGCTGTTGCTGCTTTTTTATGTTTAGACATTTAACCAAACAATCCGCCAGTCCATGAATCTATTATCCCACGGCCTGTGCTAGAAGCATAGTCTCTTTCATCAGGAAAAATATCAAAATAATCTGAATCTAAATCTTCATCGTAATCATCGTCTTGCATATTAACACCATATAAATCCCTGTCTGAACTACCCAACAAAGAATCAAATTGTGACATAGCCACAAATGGATCACTCATATCTATATCTGTACCACTAAATCCTCCTTGAAGTGCTCTTCCAACAAAATTTAAATCTGCTAAATCATCTGAAGTTGCATCAGGAAAAAATTCATTTACAAACTCATCTTCTGTTCCTTCGTATCCATCCGCTCTAAAATATTCATATAAAGGGTTATAAGTTTCTTCATCTAGATCTTCTTTATCTGTAATCGCTCTTACTGCTTCGTCATAAGTTAAATCTTGAGAAAAATTATAACTAATCATTAAATCTTTCCAGGCTTCTGATCCTACTTCAATGTCACCTCGTTCACCAAGAATTTCTAATGGATCACGTTCAATATAGTCAACTCCTAATGTCTCTTGATCTATATCTTCTTTTTTTTCATTTAAATATTTAATACCTTCTCGAATGTCTTGTGCCGCTCCTGTTTCAAAAACTTCTTTAATATATTCTTTTACTTCTTCTAAACTGGCATCTAAATCTTCAATGCCAAACGTTTCTAAAACTTCTTTCCATTCTTCTTTATTTTCTAAAGGATCAATTCCTTCCAACATTGCGCTTGCAAATTCTTCTGGTGTAACAAATTTCATAAAAGCAGCATCATCCATACTTATTTTTTCTTCTCGAATAAGAGGTAATAGTACGTCATCCATATAAGTGTTTATAGTCTTAATATCAAATACATCTTTTGCCGGATCGTATTTTCCTTGTCCTACTACTTGATAATGTAATTTTGCAAATTGTGCTTTATCTTGAATATCCACGCCATATTTATATGCCCATTGTTGCCAAGTATATGCATTAGCTAAAGAATCTTCTGGTATGCCTGATTTACTGTCTGGATTTGATTTAGCATCTTCCCAGTCTGCATTAACTGCAATAGTTTGATCTTGATACTTTTGTCTTTGCTGGGCTACATTCATATAGTCTCTTTCTAAATCTTCTTCTGAAACACCATTTAAACTTGCTAGTGGATTAAAATAAAACTCAGCATCAAATTTACCTAAATCACTATTGTTTGCTAGTGAAGTAAAATAAGATCTTGCATTAACTTCTGCTTGTTGTTTTAAAGCATTCATTGCTGTTTGTGTTTGAAATATATTTTGTTGATCTTCATCTAAGGTATCTAAATAACTTACAAACTCACTCATTGATTTAGACATATTAAAACGCGGTGTAATATATTCTCCAATGAATTTTGAAATAAAAGCTTTGCCTTCTTCATCTGTCATTTGATATACAATTTTATTTCCTTCTTCATCTAAACGTTCTCCTTCTATTTCTTCTAATCCTTCGTAATAAGGTGTAAGTGTTTCATTCATCCATTTATCCCAGTTAAACTCTGCATTATTACCGTTGCTTATTCCTGTCATACTTTCTATTTGATCTTCTAAATCACTTGCAACTTTTTTTGAATTAATTCCCATCATATTTAAATACCCTCCCATATCTCCTAATAAATTATTTGCTAAAGTTGCACTTGAACTAAAAATTTCGTTAAAGCCAGGTAAACTTCTATATACATCTAATTCTCTTTCTCTTTCTTGTTGTTTTGTTAATTCAGCAACAGATTTTTCTAAAACATCTTGAGCTAATCCTTTAAATTTATCTTGTATTTCTAAATCTGATTCACTAAATACAGTACCTACTTTTTCTTCAAGTAAACTTTTTGTTTGGTCTGTAAGTGGGTCAAGAATATTTTCAGCCCATTCAATTGAAGCTTCTCCATATTCATCTTCACCTGTTAAACCAAATACTTCATCTCGAATAATTGATTTTTGTTCATCTGTTAAATTTGCATAGCTTTCATCATATTCTTCTGCTTCTTTTGCATATTCAGCTGCAGAGCCTCTAAGACCTTGAGATTTACCGCTAGTGCTATAGTCTCCCCATGCCATGTTTGCAAGGCTTCCCCACCTTGCTGTGACATCTAAATCATTATCTGGATTATAAAGATCACTAGGATCTAATAATGCATTATTCCAACGATTTGTTAATCCTGTATTTTGTGTTTGTAAATAATAATCAGCATCAAAATTACCTACTAAATCATAAGTACCCCCATCTGTATCTCCATTCCACATGGGCACACGTTCTGCCCCATAGTATGCACCGTAAGCATTCTTTGCTCCGGTAACCATTGCATTATAATTTTGTTCTGTAATTAAAGGGTTTAATCCTAAAGCAGCTGCTTGAGTATTTAAGCTATTAGCAATATCTGCTAGATCTGTTCCCCAGCGGTCATAGATATGTGCTCTATTACTTGTGTAAGTACCTGTTGCACTATCCTTTGCCCAGTCAACTACTCCTTTATTCCAATTATTAAGAGCAGATGCTTGCGTATAAACTAAATCACCTAAAGCATTAGCACTATCTGCTAATTCTTGACGTTGCTCTGGAAGCGTATCATTCCATGTTTGAGCAGCTTTTTCTCGATAGTCCTCTCCTTCCTTGGAAATTTCTTCTGCATAATCGCTAGCTGGAACCCAAACATTGTTATAGTTCCAGGCATTTAATCCAGACTCTCCAGTTATTCTGTCTGCTAAATCTTGTTCATTGTCATCATAATTTTTCTTTAACCCTTCTTCATAAAGTCCTAAACTTTCTTTTATTCCTGAGCTTCCTGCACCCTCAAGGGGATTACCATCTTTCCCTTTAGCATTATTAAAGAAATTCGTAAAACCTGTATACGTATTTCCATCTTTATCTGTAATAATTTTTTTGCCATCAGATCCTATTTCAATTGTTATTTCTATTCCTTTAACTCCATCTACTCCTGAAATATGTGATTTATCTATTCCTATTCCACCAGTAAGAAATTCATTTGTCTTGTTGTCATAAGCTAAATGATATTTTTGTTTTATAGTTCTGTTGGCTGGATATGCTTCTACTATTTCAGGTATTTCTTCTGGATTTGTTGCTAATGTCCATCTTCTAAAACCTTGTTCTGTTACAGGATTAATATTTTCTGTCCATGATTCATATCTACCATCTGGATCATTTGTTATAAAATTAAATCCGCCTGAAGTAGCCGGATATATTTCTAACCAATCGTCTGCATTGCGGTCTGGAAAATCGCTTTCATAATCACTTTGTGTCCATGGATTATTGTTAGTTCCTCTTACCCCATCTGCTTCAGGATTTAAAACTCCATAAGTTAATCCACCATCACTATATACAACCATTATGCACAGCCTAGATTATCTAGGAAAACTTCTGATATTACCTCTATTTTATCTCCTTCTGTCCATTTGATAATAGCTTCTAGTTTTGTTTCTGTAAAAAAAGTTTGTTTTCTATACCATTCTTCCATATTTGCGGAGGCTTTTAAATGATTACAAGAACGGCATGCAGGAATTAAATTATTACAATTAGAAGAACCTGAACGAAACTTAGGAATTATATGGTCTAAAGATGTAGCTGGTGCGCCACAATATCCGCATTCATGATCCCAAGCTTCATATATACTTTGTCGAAATCTTTTTTTAGCAAGACGAGGAGTTAGTTCAATTAAAAGAGCGAGAGGTTCGTTCTCTGTCTTGAACATACTATTCGTAATGGCTGTTTATAGTCTAAATTTCCCAAATCTGTTCTTTGCTTAATATAAATTTACTGCCATTAAAAAAATGTGTACTTGCTTGACATTACTTCTTGCAAACCTAACTTAAATCTGTAAGCACAAAGGTTTACCAATGACAGCTATTAGCAGTTCTTGGGTTCCACTTCACAAAGCAGAACGTGTTCTTGAGGTTTCTCGCAAGGAGCTTCATCAGATGCGCGATAATGGTACCGCAAAACTTGGGCATCATTATGGCGCAGGACCTCTTACTAGGTCAAGAGATACGTACTATTGGAACATTCCTCGGATGAAAAAGCTACTCACACAGTCGCAAGTCGCTTCGACCTCTGTTGCTTAACTGGTGTGTAGTAAACCTTGCGGACCTTATGAGCCAAAAGGACTTTATCTATCGATAGCTTAATGCGTTCTTCTTGTTGAACCGTTTTTAAGCTGCGACAGAGACCACTCCAGCCTTTCTTTTTGGAAGGCTGTTTTTCTTTAAGTTGAAAAATAAATACCCATTGAGGGTGAACAGGTTGAATCGGTCGTTTTTTGTTTGGAATGTTGATTGAATAGTCGTCGTTCCAAGTAAATCCTTTTAATTCTTGTGGAGTTTTTCCATAGGTTGCGACCATAGCCATGAGCCAGCCTTCGTCGCTGTATTTAGTTGTACCTGTGAGGCCAAAAATTTCGTCAACGATGCGAGCATCGGACGGGAGATGCATGTGCAACATGGCTACGGTCTGATGTTGAATAAACTATAGACACTGATCTGTCTTTTTAAGGTGGTTTTAATGCTCAGATTAGATTAACTTATGGTAAATCTAATACAACTATTATACAGCTTATCAGAAATTCTCAATAAGACCTTCACTGGTTGGACTTTCACCTGATCCTGGTAGGTACTCTTGCCCATTTTTATCAATCATAATAAAGTTTTGTAGTTGTACAAATTGAGCTGGAAAATTAAATAGTTTTTGTGTCAATGAAACCATTACTGGTGATTCAACATTAAATGGAGGTACGTCCATATGACTCATTCCATAATATGTAAAATTCTCAAAAGCTTTTTCTTGTGCTTTAGCTGTTTTTTCTACAAGATTATCTTCCCAAGTTACTAGATCTTCTGCTGTTGCAAATGGATAGTCTGAAGGTTCAATAGGAAATTCATTACGCATAAAACGTAATGCTTGAATGTGTTTACAAAAACGATATTGATTTAATGTAAAAGTCCAGTCATCATTTATTTCTAAAATAACTTCTCCACTTTCTTTATAATCTTTGTAACTTGGCATGCCTTCTGCAATTCCACTTGTAAATTCTTCATTGTTTCCAAATCCTCTGACATAAATATTACCGAAGTCTGCAAAAATACCAGGGAAATCTCGATATAAATTTTCCGGTAAACGAATATCTTTTGTTACTTGTCCAGAAGTAACTTCTTGTAATTCAAATCCACTAGGAGCTACTAATTCAAAAAGATTATTTTCAACAAAATATTTTGTCCATTCAATTTGTGCAGCTTGTGTTAATTTATCAAAGTTTTTTAATTGTTCATAACGACCAGGGCTTGTTGCTCCTGGTGCTGTGACTGGAAAATTACGTCCTTTTCTTTGACCCAGTGTAGAAATATAAGCGTAATCTCTTCTTGTAAAATCCTGGCAACTGCAGCAATACCTTCTACCAGTTTGTAAAAATCTACCTGCATGTGGAGCAATTCTTGAGGGTGTAATTTGAACACCATCAATAGTGCTTTGAACTGAACCTCGTTTTTCAAATTGAAGAATGCCTTGATATTCATCAATGCCTGTTAAAACTGCTTGAACAAAACCAAAACGTTTATTGGTAGCAGGGTCTCTTGTATCACCATCAATTGCTATTCCTGATACATCAATAATTTTATCTTCTAATATGTCACCAACAATAGGCTTAGCTGTATCACCTCCTGAGAATGTAACTAGTAAAGGAGAAGGCACTTGCTCACCACTTGCTGTGCTAAATGTTCCTGATAATTGTACATACCAATAGTTTTGATTATCTTGCGTTACACCTGAAAACAAAGTTTGTGGATTAGCTTCTCCTGAAACTGCTAAACGTACACCACTAACATCGGTTAAATTATCAAATCTTAAATTACCTGGTTCGATAATACCCGTCCAATGCATTCCTAATTCTTTATTTGGAGTTGGAAAACCCTTAAATGTACCTGACATAACAGGAGATCTTCCACCTATTTCATTGATTGCTCCTGATGTTTGTGGAATTAAATATTTAAAATCATATGCATATGCAGCATGTGCAATATCAGATGTTGCTAATTCCCATCCTCGTCTCCAACGTAACCAAGCTGCTTGTTGGTCTACATTATAAATTGATAATGGAACGGATCTTCCAAACTCAGCTTTGATAGGTTTAACTTCATAGTTAGATCCGCTATCAAATTTAAATCTGTCGAAACCAGTATTTACTTTAGGGTTTTTGTTGCCGAAACTTCCAAACCCTTTATTTGCCATTACAAATAACCGCCTTGTGCAATAGCATGTGCACCTGGAACATAACCAGAAGGCGTATTATAAACACCGTTTTGAAGAACACCTAAATACAAACGATCACCTCGTTGCAAATAAATAGCACGGTTTTTTAAAGGTGTTGCTTCTCCAAGTCCTGCAGTATTACCTGCTTCAGGTACAGGCACAATCATTTCAGGCATTACATCTGAACAATCTACAAATGTTTCATTAGCTGGAATTGTTTTAGCAAACAAAATTCCGTAATCTCCATTTGCAGGAATAGGAACTGTTGTTTGACGTGTGTGATAGCAAACAAAAGTTACAGCAGGAAGTGCTGAACTTGCTGCACTTGAATAAGCAAAACCACTTGTAGTTTGAGATGCAATTCCACTATATTTAATTTCAGTATTTAATCCTTCAATATCTGGAGTACCTGTAAACGTATAGTAACCAACTCCTTCTTCTGCAGGTGTACTTGTTAATCCTGTTTCTGAAATATATACAGTCTGACCACTAGTAAGACTAATATACTCTCCTGTGGTAGTTGTATTAATTACATAGTCTGCTGTTTGTGCTAATCCAAAATTATCTCGCACAATAGTAATGCTATCTACAATTCCACCACTATTATTATCACTACTTAATGTAGCGTCCATATCAACTAACAATGCTGGATTTTGTCCGCCAAGAACATTTAAATTACCTGCACCACCTACAACTTGGTTTGTAATTCGAGTCCTTTCTATTAAAGGACGATCTACAAACATTGGTTGTTTGTTTGTATTTGTAGTTGCCATGAGTTACTCCTGATTGATCTATTTTAATACAGCTTTTAATCAAAGCCACCAAAAAATTCAATTGCTTTCTGTGCACTAATATTATTAGCTTCTGCTCCTTTTAAATAATTATCGACTAAATCATTTTTATTTGTCTTTAATGCTTGCAATTGTCCTCGCATAAAATTCATAAGAAAATCTCTAGTCGAATAACCAGGGGTTTTTGGATCTTCTTGTACTTCACTTGTATTTTGTGTTGTTGCTGCTGCTGTCTGTGTAGGTGTTTGGTCATAAGTTGGACTAGGTCCTAACACTTCTTGCGCTCTTATATAATTTTTTCCTCCTTTCATTAAACTTTCTAAAGAACCAGAAACTGTAGTGCCAAATGAATCTGCTTTATTCATACTGGCATCAGGATTGCCTGCAAGAACTGTGTTGTATAAACGACCAACTCCCATTCCTGATTTATACCCACGGCCAAGTAACCATTTTTCAACATGTGGCATTTGTTCTGCAATAGTATAGTTACCTACTTTTTTAGGATCTAAACCTGCTTCACCACGTTCATAATCACCAAATTGAATAACACCATAATATTTACCTTGATCGCCACCCCAAACATTAGGTTGAAATGTTGATTCTTTATTTAAAACAGCTCCTAATTCATAAGGGTCTATTCCTAAACGTTTAGCAGAATCAAAAATAGCTTTTCTATCTGCATTTGTAACTTGATAAGTCATCGCGCTACTCTTCCAGATAATTGCATTTGTAAGAATTTATTAGGATCTAAAACAGGATTGCTTCCTGAATAAATACCAAGTAAAGACTGATCAATCTGAGAAGGTTCAATTTCTCGTAAAGCATCATTTTCATCTTTAGCTGTCATAGATCCTGGTAATGTATTAGCCGTTGGATACATTGCACTACCTTCAAATTTTTGACGATGAATTGCTAAACCAAGATCTCTAACTTTATCCAGCTGTGTTTTGTCTTGACCTTGAGCAGCACGGCGAGCTTGCTCATAAATCTGCATTGGATCAGCTTGCAGAATTTGCTCAGCATTAGGTGGTAAAACTGTATTAGCTGGATTGGCATTAGGCATTGTGCTAGTACCATTTCCATAGGTTGCACCTATATTGCCAGCTTGATCACCAGGAGCATAAGGTCTAGCAGGGCTACCAGGTGTTACCGGAATCGGTGTACTAGGTATAACATTAGGTGCATTAGGAGGTGATCCTGGCACAGGAGTTTCAACAGAAGGCTTTAATGCTTCTGCTTTTGCTACTTCTCTACGGATGGCATCCATATCAAGATCTGCGCCTTGATCTGGACGATCATCTTGTGTACCAGGTCTGGGACGTGGTTCCGGTGTACGTCTGCCTGACATCATGTCAGATGCACTAGGTGCAGCATTTTTATTTGATTTAAATTCTGTTTTTCTTGCTCCAGCAAGTTTAGGCATTGGTCCTAATCTACTCATATTTGCATCCCCAGGATTTTGAATATTTTCTTTTAACATGTCATATAAACCAGTACCTAGGTTATAACCTCCATAGGCACCTGCAGCTCCTGTAAAAAATGCACCTGGACCTGTTATTAGTCCACCTAAAGTTCCTGCAGTCGTTCCTCCTATACCTCCTAAAGCACCGAAAGTAGCACGACCTATAGCGTCAAGTGGATCTCTTCCTTGTTGAACTTGATCATAGGCATCTAATGCACCACCTGCAACATTCAATAGTGGACCTGCTTTTAAAACATTTTTTGCGCCTCTTAAAAAACCTCCCCCTCCTTTTGACATATTAGCCATTGTCTGTACGCCACCTGGGATAGCAGGTCCTTGAACATTATATAAACCTCCTGGAATAGCTTGTTTAGGCACAGCTCTTGCTCCACGGGGATAATTTAAATCAAAACTACGTGGTGAACTCGGTACATTAGGCGCTCTCAATGCACCGCTAGCAGCTTGTCCACCCCTTGGTAAATTTACATTATCAAGTCGTGCAGCCATGTTGGCATTACGTTGTACTTGATTTCGAGCTGCTTCTTTAGCAGCACCTGGAGCCATTCTAGATATATCATCTACCTGGCCAAGTACACCAACAGGTGCATTTTGGATGCCTACTCCTCGAAATTGACCTGGTAAAGCTCTTTGCAATACATCATCAACTTGGTTTGCAAAACCTTTATAGGTACTTGGATCAGTAATAGTATCAATTGCTGTTTTAATTACTGGCGTACGACGGCCAAATTTTATAAATCTATCTAGATTGTTTCCAACAAGAGAAGTAGCCATGATTATCTATAAATGCGATGGAGGATAATATTGCTGCCAACTGTTGTGTCAGCTGGACCGGGCAGTGCCTGAATAAATTCAGCACCTGATCGCTCATAACGATAGCGTGCCTGCATTTCATCTTTATAGTTTGGAACATATAGTATTTGTGCAAGACGATTTGTCTCATACAAATAAACATCATTCCAAAGACGTAAAGCGTCTCGGACATTACTTGATCGAATAGTACGATCAACGTCACCAAGAATGCCTTCTACTCGTGTGCTTGGAGGAGTAAAATTAGGATCGTTAGATGCTAATTGTGTTTTCTTTTCCGATGCATCACAACGGTCAATTTGAATCACAATTTTGTCATGAAACAATGTATCCGGAACGGAATTCATTGCTTCTTCTAAACGAGCATAATCACCTGCTGGGACACTAGTTACGTAGTAACCCAGATGATATCTAACCCTGCTTTGATCAAAAGGGGATAACTGCACTGCATACCAGGCTTATCCATTTATTCTAAACTGTGTCAATAAAAAAGACCCGAAGGTCTTAGACACGAACAAGATCTGCAGCAAATACAGAATCCCAATCGACTCTTTTAATTTGTCTTAATTGCTCCAAACTATGAAAACGTTCTCCAGAAAGTGAAGTTTGGAGGTCTTTAATATCTTTTGCTGTTTTCATTCCAATCCCTTTAATGTGATCAGAAATCATACGTGCAGTTGCTGCATTAATATTTAAACGCGTATCAGTTGGAAAAGTTCTAGGCTCTTCTCCAGAAGCTGCATCTTTTACTTGCAGGCTTTTAACTTTAGTCGTTGCTTGTGCATCTTTTTCAATCTCTGTGTGATACACAGTAAAAATGCGACCGTCCTGGTCTTCAACCATGAACCAGTCGCCGTCATCCCATTGAGTAACAACTTTTACTCTTGTACCAGTCTTTTTGTGCTGATATAACATCGGGGCCAGTAATAGTTAACTGACCCCATATTACCCTAAATATCAATAACCAGGGTAGTTAGATGCAATCTTATAAGGAATGTACTGCTCAATATCGTCGTACTCCATAGCAACATCTGGCTGGATGTAGCAGAGTTCAACGAGAATGTAGCCTGTATTACCAGCTGCTTTATCAGCATCGGTAATAGCCCAACCACCATTAGTAGCAGTAGAGTTTGTAGCAGTCTTTGAATAAACCCGATAAGTACTATTAGAGGTTAATTCTTTGTACTGAACACCAGAAGCAAGTGGAGATAATCCATAGCCTGCAGAACCAGCTGCAATGCTGTTGCTAGATGCTGTTAAGTTAGCTGCATCAACCTGACCAGAATGCGTGGTAGGTGCAGTTGCTGAACCAGGACCAAAGCCAATGACTTGAGCAGATCCAGAAGTAAGCAAGCTTCCTGCAATACGACCATCGCCCCAGCCTTGTGCAACAGAAATAGTTGCACGATAAGCATAAGCAGGAAGTTCAGCAGAAGCAGCAACTGTCATGCCAGTGATATTGACACGCGTATCATCATTCTTATAAGGAGAAGGAATGATCACGTTGGCTGTTGTTACATAGCCATCACCGGATGCATTGGTTACAGGTACATAACCACGCTGTTGGAAGTAACGGTATCCAGGGGTAGCCAGAACAGATGTCGGGCCAGCAATAGAAGCGTTATTAGAAGTTCCACCCCGCGTATCAATGTTCTGATACCACCCATTGAGTGGCTCAGACATATCAGCCGGGTAAATTTTCTTAGCAGATAAATATGCCATTTACTTAGAAATGTATAAGTGGACGTTAATTAAATCAAACAACACCGTCATCAGAGATGAAGCTGAAAGCATTCGTAATGAAGTCTTTGTTCAGAACTTCAAAACCAGCATACAGCTGCCAAATTAGAATAATAAAGCGCGAGAAATCGTCGTTGTTGTTAATCAGAACTTGTGCGTTCGGACCGCCGATTCCAATACCAATAGCCTGAGGACCAAAGAAGAAACCTTGAGCTACCTCTTCATCAGCAAAGGTATTAGCACCATCGGAAGCAAACGTAGCACTAACAGTCTTGTTAGGGAAGTTAGTGGACTCGAAGAATTTAACACCTTCGAATTGAACACCAGTAGGCATCACAGGCTCACCAGCCAGGAAATAACCCTGACCAGCTTGAGGACCCATGTAGAAGCTGGAGTTGTTAGGCATCATGGGATTAGCCATGTACATGCCTTGACCGGGGTTGCCGCTATAACGAGCAATCTCACGGAAATCTTCGTCACGACGCAAGTGCATCATGAAGACAGGATCACAAATACAACGATACAGACCATCAGCGAAGGTGGGAACGTTGCGCTTACGCAGATCCTTAACAACTTCTAACAGGTCAGTACGAACAGAGAACTGTTGAACTTGACCGGTGTACTCAGCAGCTGTGTAAGAAATGCGACCTTGTGCATCTTTTTCTTTGTCACCAGCAAAGTAGTAACCACCTTGTGTAGTACCTGCTTTACCTTGTGCTTCTGCTTTAGCCAGTTCGTCAATAAAGACGCGATCACGCCAACGGCGATAATCATCTAACAGCGTAAGGCTGCCGATGGACTGGTGGAACATGTTCAGGTTGCCGGTATCAAGCAGCAAACGCTGAGCAGTAATTAAAGTTTCCCGAGCAATTTTAAAAGTAGAAGGCTGGGTAGGATCAGCCGGATCTGCAGGACCAGTGTATTCCTTAAGCACCACCAGGACTTTCTCCTTGGTGATGTTACGGCTGTTGGCTGTACCAATTGTCTGATCTGAGATACGCTCACGGCTATCCTTTGTGCCGGGAGATCCCCAGAACTTGTAGCGATCTAACTGAACAGTTTGTCCAGGCTGAGAGGTGAAGTCATGTACGACTACAGGCTCAACAGCCATTTCACAAATATATGCAGGATGCGGACGGTAAAGTTCCGCTCCTAAAATCTTAGGAAAATCATTATCAAGGAACATCTTCTATCCTCTTTTTAAAGGTAATAAGGGTTTCTGGAGATTCGGTCTAAGCCTATCTACTATAAATTTTAGCAGTGACTTACTTATCCATACATTGGAGGCATTCCTCCCATGGAATAACGTGCTCCCATTGTGTTACTAGAGCCTGGATTTTCTGGATCAATACCCATTAAATTTGCTGCACCGCCACCAAATTGTCCACCAAGTCCTCCTGCTGCTGTAAGTGCTGCTGCTGAAAGTGCACCTGAACCATAAGGTGCTGCATCTACAGCGCCTTTTCCAATATTTAAGAATTTGACTCTTTCAGCGTCATCCATGGGTACATTATTTAATACATCAGCCATTGCTGGTCCAACAGCATTGCCTACATTTTGTTTAGACAATGTTTGACGCAAAGCTGGAAGTTGAGAACCAGCCACAGCTCCTAAACCAGCTGCACCCAATGCTTCAATTGCAATGCGTTCACCTGGTTTATCAGACCCAACATTGCCTAAGGCAGAAAGGCCAGCGGCAGCAGCGCCGCCAGCCACAGCAGAACCTACAGGACTATTTGCAATAGCACGTAAACGTTGCATTTGAGGATCAAATTTTCCTGCAAGCATGGGATCATTCCATTACGAATAGTTTGTTAGCCATAACACGAGGATCGGCTTGGTTCACAATGCGCCAGGCTTGCGTCGGGTCATAATCCATTTGCTGTTTAAAGGCACCCCAGAAATCTTGAGGCTGTTGAGGAGCTTCCTGTTGCGGAGGTGCAGGAAGACCAGGCATTTGTGCAGCAGCTGGTGCAGTGGGATAACCACGAGTTTCTAATTCCTGCTCAGATTCATACACAGGGTATGGACCGCGAGGACCAAAGAACTCCAAGGTGTAATCAGACAAGACATCAGGATTCGTCAAAATCTCGTTGTATGCCAGATTTTCTTTGTGCTCGTTAACAGAGAAGGCTGCATAGCCCATCAACGTGTCACTTGCCTTTTCTCCCCATGCGACGGCGCTGTCCAGCATCCCTTCCAGATTTAGGGCGTACTGATTCAGAATCGCTGGAGCTTCTGTCCCGTAGTTCGCTACTACCATCCGGCTCTCCGGACTCCACCCCAGAACTTGGGCCACGTCCTCCAAGGAGCTGACCGAGTAAGTTTGGGAAGAGTTGGGCGAGGATGTCTGGCTTGCTTGCCAGGTCGGGGCTGCCGATGGTGCCGAGGTCTGTTGGTACTGCGGAGGAGCCTGTGACTCCCAGTTGCCCTGGGTATACGGACTCGCTGCCGGAGCCTGGACCGGTGATGGCGCTGCCTGGGACGGGGAGCCCTGTTGGCCCAGAAGTCCTACCACTTGACTGAACGCCGACTCCCATGGATTGGCTTGTGGTGCTGCCGGGGAAGGGGGGACGAATGCTGACGGGGCGGATTGGTAATTGGGGGCTGCCTGAGGTACCGCCTGGGGCACCGCCTGGGGGTAAGCTACTCCGGCCTGGCTCGCCTGAACCGGGGTCGTTGGCTGAGGGGCTGCTGCCACGTAGCTGCTTGGGGCCACGGATGGTTGGCTCATCTGTGGGGTCGATTGGACGGTAGCGTCCTGCATAACTCATCTCCTTTTGTAATGCTTCTAGAGTTCGATACAGATAGGGAGTGAGGTCCAAGCGTGGATCTGCAGCCATTGGCAGATCGGGAGCTTGTGGATGTGGGGTCTGCATCATTCCCGCAACCAAACTAGAGAACTTGTTATAAGCACCCTGTAATTCACCGACCATTCTGAAGGGAAAGCCAGAAAGCATTTCCGCTCTTTCTTCATCTGTTTTAGATGGAAAAAGATACTTCAATGCTTCTATACTATCAACTCCAAGCTCTTGTAAATTTCTGACAACGATTGAATTATTTAAAATATCTTGTGTTGACTCTTCATATACAGGACCTAACCAACGCCAATTCATAGTTACATCTCCGTCTGGTATCAATCCTTTAACACCAGGGGGTACCATTTGAGCTTTAATTAAAGCCTGCATGATTTGTTTCATTTGACCTTCAAACTGTTTTAAAGCTTGTTGATAGCCTGCTTTTTCTTCTATCGAAGCTTCTTCTGTTGGAGTAATTGGTTTTTCAATACCTGCTACAGCAGCTAAAGTATCTTTGAACATCGTTTCTTCCATGAAGATAATGAGTTCTAAACATCTGCAAATTCCATGCTCATAAATTGCATTCGCTTTCTTTTTGCTGGTGGCCGCCACACGACCAAACAAACTTTTATATTCGGTAGCAGTAACACCTGCACTGATTGAAAGTTCATCTACACCTCCTAAAGCAGTACGAATTTCTTCTCTAAATTGTCTAACAAATGCATTCTGATCACCAGAGATTGCATCAGGAACAATATAACCAACACGATCATTAGGTTCTAAATTTGCAATAACTCTTGGTACACGAATACTTCCATCTACACTGCTACGTGAAATTGGATCTTGTTTAAACGTAGAAGATGATAAAGGCGACATACTCTGAAAACCAGAGTTAGCTGCAATAGAAGGACGTTGAGCAGCACCATCATTACCACTTTCAATTAAGTCAGTTTTAGGTCTAGAAGATAATAAAGTTGGATTACCAAAAAACTGTAAGTTTTTACGCATTGTGCGTACTAACTCATCATGCAAACAAATCTGACTTGCAAATTGATCAAACTCTCCATTGCCTTCCATGGAGAATCCTTTAGGATTATTAAAAATTTCAACACAAGGAATATAACCTAATTCATTTGGAAACTTATCAGTTTTACCTGGCATTGTAGTGCCAATATTTTCAAATGACATCTCGCCATCAGAATGAGTTTCTTCAATCTCTAATGGCCTAATTGAAAGACGAATATATTTTTTACGACCCGGAGTTTCTCTAGGTCCATGTGTATTGCCTCCTGTTAGTTGGCCCATTTCGATGCCACCATAACCTACATCTGCCATACCAGCAGATGCATTTTGTTTTACTTTATAGCTATAAATAATAACAACTTCTTCTAGCTCACCATCAACGTTGTAGTAACTACGATATTCATAGTTACGAAAATAATAGAGACGATAGTTATTTTCAGTAGGTCGAATATAAAATAACCCTTTGCCATCACATAAAAAATAATCCCAAATACTATCTAATCGAATATCAAGCTTATTATATTTAGCAACTTTTTTAATAAAGTCACCACGCTGTTGACCAAAGTTATCCTGTGATGGGAAAAATTCAACACCCTGACGGATGCCAAACAATTTCATTTGTGCAATGTGAGAAGAAACAATGCCACTATCTACTTGTGCATCGCCATTGCGTTCGATATAAGCATCAATAATTTCTTTCAGGCGATTATTCGTGTCGGACACTACTTCTTACCCTTTTGTTTATACATCCTAGCAGCCTTGCCAGCCTTCTTAGCTTTATCAGTATTGGCTACAAACTGTTTACCTGTTTTAGAAGCAGCACGTTTTTTGGCGTCAGTTTTATCTCTTTCTTCTTTGGAAAGTTTGGCCCATGCTTTTTTAGGAAGATAACGTTTAGTTGTACCGTCTTTTTGAATTGCTTTGTCCGTCATTATTTTTTCTTCATGTATTTACCAGCAAGTTTAGGAATTATCTTGCCAATAGTTTTAGCTTGTTGCCCATGCATTTTAACAGCTGCTTGCAGCTGCTTTTCAATTTTTTTAAGCTGGTTTAC